ATCAACTTTGTCGTTTTGGTTTCTGATGCACCTATTTGAGTAGTGGTGTTGATATTGGCCTGACTAACTGCATCCGAAATTGCAGTACTGATTTTGCCGTCCAGATGTAGGAAATCATTTAGTGACTGTTCATCCTGTGCTGACCAGTTAACTTTTGATTGCAGATCAACATATACCCCTGCCGTGAAAATAATTGAGTCCTGTCCGAACTCGTCATAGGCTCCTGCACGTACATAGTATTTTCCGTCGTCAATAGGGAAACTGTGCATGAACGGACTGTTAGTACCGAACGTTTTTAGGTTCTGTGTAAACGTGCTGTTCGTGGCAACCTGAACCTGTACGCCTGCGAAATCGCTCACGCCTGCTTCGGGGTTATTGTACGTCACGAAGATTGACTCAAAACCAGCGTTAGCCGTAAACCCTGTCAATGCTGGGCATTGTGGGTTAGTAACCGTGATACGTGCTTCTGCACTGTAGATACTGCTGTTATGACCCCATGCCACAACACCGAAAGTTCTGGTACGACTGAGAGTATCCAGCTTGTTCATTGCATAGGTGTACGTGAACTGGTTCGCCTGGATGAAGTACGACCGTTTCTTAACCATGCCAGTGTCATACACAATGATTTCGTATTTGTTGAAATAGCTGCTGAACGGCTTCCCGTTCACGTTCAGATATGACTGATCATCCCAACCGATAATAAAATCTAAAGCGTCTGTAGTATTGGCAGTACTGCCACGGTTGATCAGATTCAGACCAGTAATAGCAGGCAGGGTAAAGGCAAAATCTGGTACTACACCGTTCTGTGTCACCTTGTCGGACACAATGCCGAGGTTGTTGAATGCTGCTACTGCAAAATCATATTGAACGCCTGTTGTGAGGCCGTATAGCTCGTAACTCAGAACGTACTGGTTCGTGCTGCCGCCATACGTCCAGGTTTGCGTACCCGTCTGACGGTAATACACGTAGTAACCACGCAAGTACTGATCAACACTCGCCGCCCATGTCAGTACTACAGTCTGCCCCTGATTCGTTGCACCCTTCTTAACAACAGACAGGTTTGACGGTGGCAGTACTGCTACTGGCTTCGGTAATGTACCTTCCCAGCCGTACATCGGAACTTCAACGCCTTCATAAATTCCCTGGTGATACTCAACACATTGCAAATTAACCATGCCGATACTGTCGGTATTCGTGCTAATCGATTTACCCGCTACCCTGAACAGCTTATTTTCATAACCATGTTCCGGTAGAGTTACCGTAATGACATCCCATACTTTGAGATCCCAGCCTGAGTCAGTATTGAAAGTGATCGTATTATGGCTGTACTTGCCTTTCAGCAATTCGATGTTAATCAGGTGTTCAACCTGGTCTTTGTCATATACCCATGAATAATCCAGACTCTTAGCAATAACAAGGCCGTCACTGGTAAGTACATCACTGGCAGGAATATCTGATGGAATACGTAAAATGTCATCACTATAATTGTTAGTGGTGTTCTTCCATGTTGCATCAATGGTATTGAAATAGTCACTGATGCCACTTGTAGTACTGACAAACTCACCGAAAATTGTTGATTCGTCAAATGTCTGTACTGACAGTGCCGGAATATCTACAGTCAAATACAGCTTGCCACAATGAATACTGGTGATACCGCCAAATGCCATCAACATTTTTTCAATGTTTGATTTATAAGTGGACTGATAATCAATAGCACCATTACTGAACATCTGATAACGGGTACAGTACTGTGATGCTGTCTGGAATGATGGTAAATCAATATTACCTGGACTGACACCGAGGCCATACTCTGAATTGGTCACATAATCGTACAGTTGGTTCACAGGGTTATTTGAAACGATTGTAGTTCCAGAAACTAAATCGTAAATCTTTTTACCTGAACATTCAGCCGTTAATACGTAACTATCGTTGACAAGTAAGTTATCTTCTAATGACTTCTGAGTCTTTTTGATAACGGTATAAATCTGTACAATCCCGTTACCTTTGAAAGTACTGTTATTCCACTGAGTACCCGCATAAGTACCAGCTAATACTTTACCTGCCGTGTAATTAGGCTTCCCGAAATATACCTCTAATTGCAGAATATCGCGATATTTCGCATCGATACTGGTATTCGGTACTACCCCTTCAACAGTGACAGGAGTAGTCAGTACTGGTTCGTCATCAAGCCAGATTTGGCTGACCTTGTTGATCTCACCCATTGCCAGGGCATGACTTGTAAACAGGTACTGGCTGCTGCTGTTCTGGACGTTGTACCAGTTAACGATACTGCCGCATTTGACCTTTTCACCGTACAAGATGGGTATACCCGTTTGTGGGCTTGTAGAACGGCTTAGAGTCGTTGCACTATCTGTATGAGGTGTAATACCCGGCATCTGTGACAACATCGAGGTTGCCACTAATGACGCTGCACCAGCTCCTGCACCCCACGCTGCCGCCGCTGAAAGACTTGCACCGCCCGTATAGACGGCTGCTGCTACCGCTACAGCCGTAATCAGTGCACCGACAATACTCATTCCTGAGATTTTACCGCCCATTATTCACCCCCTGCCGTGCCTGTCGTACCCGCATCAGGAGTGATCCGGTAAAACGTCCAGTCATTTAGCCAGGGCAGTACTGCAAGGTTGAATCCAGTACTGTCAGCATTGAGAGCAATGTACTTACCATCCAGTACTACAGAACCGTGAATGCCGTTAACCATAACGTCACCCATAATAGGCGTATCAACTTGTACGCCATGCTTCTTACAGATATCTTCCAGTGAACCCAGTTCGTGTTTAGTGAACAGTTTTTGCCCTGCCTTAATGGTCTTATATTTGCCCATTGCTAAATCAGTATATTCAGTACCGCATACCTGATCGATGACTTTAAGTACCAGAATATTGCAATCATTTTGGCCTAACAGGAATTCAGTACTGATACATTCCTGAGCAATGTTGTGAATTTTAATTATGTTGTTTCTCATTTCTTATACTTCCATGTTTGCTGAGAGTTAATTTTTCCTAGTAATGAAAAGTACGCGTCATTTTTATGTGTACTTTGGTGTACTGAGTTAGCGGCTAAAGTACGTTGTTGTACGTCTAGCTTCTTCCATATGCTATTAACGTATACGGTTAATTCATTTTTTAAATCATCGTTATTAGAGATCGATTCGAAATAATCAATATAGCCACTGAACATTAAAGAATTATCCAGTACTGTAGCGTCTGCGGGATTCAAAATAGTCAGCCACATATTTACCTGTGCGTTTTTCAAACCACCCGATAATGCGAGTACCTGGAACGACTGTGATACATTGCTAACCTTGAATGACATTGAATCATTGCTGATATCTTTCTGTTCGCTGAATGAGCCGAAACTGTCATTAATGAAGTCTGGAAAACTGGTATAAAGATTACCGTTGATACTCAGGTCGATATAGCCATCGTTAAGGTGTAATGCCTGAACTCCCGAACCCTGAACAGGATAGATATCAATACATTTAACGGTTACGCCTAATTGCATGACCTCTGATACTGATAACTGGGTTTTATTACCGCCCCTGGTAGTGTTCCAGTACTTCAATAGTGCTGAGTTTGTAAATACTGCCTGATTCATTATAACGCCTCCGTTGCTTTGATATTGAGGTTCATAATGTTTTTAGATGGCAGATTTAAATCACAGTCAATATCGATAATGAATGTTCCAGTGATACCCTGATAGCGGATTACTTCACCCGCCTGTACGTTCTGTCGTAACGCCGGAAACACGGTGATTGAGGTGCCTGTATTGGCGATAATGCGATGAATTTTAGTACTGTTCTGGAAGGTAACTAACGTTCCGACTTCAAGCATATTTGAGTTACACGGAATAACAGAACCGCCCTTATTAACGGTTGCAGTACTGGATACTGTTGCAAATTGATTGCCTGTGTACTGACTGTAATAACCTAAATCTGTACTGAATGGTTTGCCCTGTGAATACTGGGCTATAAAACTAAGCACCTCTTGCCGGTCTGCCTGATTGAACTGGATATTGAATGTTAATTGATAGTACTGAATACCCGTACTGCGGCGAATCTGTGCACCTGTCCAACTTTTATTAGAGTATGAAGGTTCGATACTCTGTAATTGAAAGTCACTGATTTTAATATTGTTCGTAAATAAAGCCATTTGAAATCTCCTGATTTACAGTATTTATCAGGAGAACGACAACAAAAAAGCCAGCATTTACGCTGGCTTTTCATATTAGGTGTTTCTCTTTTGTGCTGTTCGAACTGACTGCATAACGTTATTAGAATGTTTCTTCAACATTGTCTGGAATTGTTCATCAGTAATTTGACCACCACCATTAACCACCAGTGGTGCATTAATGACAATCTGACCAGTACTGTTATTTTCCGGCTTATCCTGCTGTTTCAGGAATTGAGTCAAATCACGGTTGTTATCGTTGTTCAGAACACGTTCACCCGCTTTCAGAACCCATGTTGATTCATCGTTGCCACCTAGCTTAGGTACTGAATCAATACCGCTGTGTGCCTGACCCTGGATCTGTGTACCACGTGCAGTACTGATAATGGATGCTCCTAAACTCGCCACCTGTGCATAGTTTGCAAAGTTTGCAGGCCACGGTGTAGCCATCGCATTCGCTAATGATTCCTGAATTTTCATGATGATATTGGCAATACTAATCGATTTACCTACCACAAAAGCGGCTTGAGCCGCACGGTTGCCCTTTCCTGCAACACCTTCAAGCATGGTTCCAATATTCATCGCTGAATCTGCAAATATCTGAATCTGTGCCTGGCTGTTCTGCCGTTCCACTTCTGCCGCTTTGTTATTATATTTGGCAGTGAGATCGGCTTTACGTTTTTCAAACTGCTCTTTACTAATCAGTTTGTTCTGGTACATCTGTTCATCAACCTGAATTTCAAAATCACGCTGTTTATATATTTCGTCCTGCTGCTGTTTGATGTCTGCCTGATTGCCAAATGGGTTAGTTGGATCATGCAATCCAGAACGGATATCCTGTGCTGAAAGCATTTTTGAAATATGATCTGGTGTAATATTCTGGGTATTACCGATAGTCAGTGCTGCCAGATTTTCACTCAATTGTTTAGGATCGGTTGCTTCCAGCATTTCAGTAATAAGCCGTTTAGAACCTTCAAGCCGTGCTGTTTCCTGCCGTGTAATGATGTTGGTCTTTTGTACTTCATTCAGACTCAAAGTTTTCAATGACTCATCAAGTTTTTTACGTAGCTCGTTCTGTGTGTAGTTATATTGCAGTACTTGTTGTTCTGCTGAATTCTTACCCAGTTGAGACATTACCTGATTAAGGTTAATTTTTGCCTGAAGCTGTTTTAGCTCCAACTGTTTAGCGGCATCGGCGGCTTTTTTGGCTGCGTCGGTGGCTTTCTTCTCGCCTTCAGGATCTTTCAATTTATACGGTTTGCTGGCTGGCTGCTGCGTAGGTACTGCACCCGCTGTTGTACTGTTTGAGTACTGACCTTTGCCCCATGAATCCGGCAACGCATGATGATCACCCAATGACGCAAAATCATATGCAAATCGTTTAAGATTTCCGCCCATCTGATCGAATGATGGTAATTTCCATTCACCAGCAAATATGTTGCGTAGCTCGTTCAGAGCTTCGATTACAGGCAAAAGTGCGTTAACTCGTAACTCCTGGAAGTTGCGATCCAACTGAGCAATATTTTGCTGATAGCGTCCGTATGCCTGTGCTGTTTCAGTAGTAATACCAGCATGTTGTTTTTCAATAGCATTGATTGCCTCAACTTCTGATTTGTACTGTCTCAGTACTGGCAATAGCTTGCTAGAATCACTGGCGATAGACTCCATAGCGTTCGTGATCTCAGCATTCGATTTCCCTGCTTTTTGCAGTTCATAGAATGTCTTGATGATCATCTTGATACCGCCATCAGCATCATTCATATACTTCGTAAAACCCTGTAGATTGACACCCCAGGCTTTAAGGTCATCACCAAAACCGCCCTTACCCTCACGGAAAAAGTCACCCATATGATCAAGTGCGTCTTTGTTGAAATCACTGAATTTGTCATATTCGATATTCAGTGAGCCAAAAGCCCCCTGTAGTTTCTGTAGTTGCTCTACGGTCATTCCAGAAGTTTGTGAGGCTTCATTCAGTACTTTAACGTAGTCAGATGCTGCATTTACCTGGCTGATTGTAATAGCGGTTAATGCACCGAACCCTGCACCTACTGCAAGTAGACCTGAGTTCATCCCGGCCAGCTTTCCAGTGATGTCACCGAACCCGCCAGATAGTGAGGCAAGTGAACCGCCCGCCTCACGACTGAATGCATTTAAACTGTTCCCGGCTGTACCTAAAGCACGCTGCAAACCACTGGCGTCACCTGAGATATTGAATACTAATTGTTGATTGTTCTGTGCCATCCTTAGCCCCCAGTACCAGTACTGCCAGTAATGAATTGCATCATGGCTGACTGTTGTAATTGTTGTTGTGTCAGTTGTTTTTGTTCTTCATCCTGCATACGTTCATATACAGTTTTATTAGAAAGCAGGCCGTGCATATCCCAGTCATGTACATTGGCCTTCTTCATCCCGTCCTGTGTCAGATTGCCACTGCTCATTAATATCAGGTGGGCAAGGTTTGAGTACTTAATATGTTCAAACCTTGCTCCTGATGGTTCAATACTGGAATCGTAAATCATCATGTACTCAAATAGTTCAGGATCTAATGACTCCAGTTCTGATGGACTCAATCCACGTTTGTTAAGTAGTTTCAGGGAAAACATCAAACGTGGATTGTTTCTTATTTTTTTTCGATGTCATCTTGAACTTGTGGTTCGTCTGCTTTAGGCCACAATTTCATTACTGCGGTGTTAATTTCACCTACAATCAGTGCATCAATAGAATTAACGTTAATCTTCCCGTCTTCATCAACATCAGAGAAAATAGGTGTACCGTTTTCATCTGCAACTGTATAAAGAAGAGTACTCTTAGCATCAATGCATTTCTCGAAATTACTGATAGCAGGCCGATGAATATGCAGTACTGCACCGTTCTTGAGGATAATTTCGTGTAATTCAGGTTTCAGGGCTGCAAATAGAGTATGAATATCCATTATGGCAGTAACCCCTGTGCTACTGGTGCACCGTCGCAAGCGAAATTAAGAGTTAAATTAACTACTTTATCCCGATCACTCTCGATTTTGCGTTCTGTAATAAAACCGTTATAGGTGACATATGAACCAGTAGTTTTAGCGGCATCATTGAAATAACTGAATTTCAACTGAATACGTGTACCGTTCTCAAAAGCGGTAACAAGCTGTTGATGCACTGTGTTATCTGGCATCCAGTTAAGCTGTAAAGTCACGTCGGCGTTAGTCTTTGAACCTACTAGTTTACGATTGTATGAAGTATTGAAAGAAACTACTTCGATTACTGTTGCAGTACTACCAGTACCAGGGAATGCTGCAATTTCTGGAATATTGGTAAATGTGGTAGCTTGAGTAGCTCCGGC